CTGGGTCCCAATTATCAATATTTGAACCAGTTGCATTTGTTGGTGCTTCAACAAGCATTGCTTGTTCTTGATTTTCTAACAGAATTGCAGTGACATTCTTTTTGTAGTTGTCACCAATTGTTGGAAGGTCTGTATGTTCTAATACAGGATTCCATTTTTCTTTAAGTTGCTCTGCAACTTGTGTAATATCATTTTTTTCCATTTTCTTACTCCTTAATGGATTTATAATTATGCTAACACAGTGTTAGCGTTGTTGTAACGAGATTATTTATAATATTATAAATTTCAATAATTATTGTGCTTACCTTGCTTTGAAAGATATTGAGAATATCGATTCATATGTGGGTCAGCAATTGTATCTTCTGTGGTGTCTTCAATTTCAATTTCATCTTCTGAAATTACATTCATAGATGATTTTGATTTACCGAAGTATGATTCTTTGATTACTGCAAGTTTCTCACGATATTGGTCTAGTGTATCATACTCAAGACCTTCTGCAAGTTTTCCAAACTTTTCAACCTGTGTTGCTACAAGACCTTCAGACATATCAGCAAGAATATCTTCTGCTTTTGCTTCTGAAAGATTGCTTGATAGTTCAACATTCTTTTGCATTTCTTCGTTGATTGAACCTTCAAGTGCTTCAACTTTTGCTTCTAGTTCAGCAACTAGGTCGTACTTGTCTTCTGGCATATCAATGAAGTGCGATTCAAAGAGTGTTTTGAGTCCACCCATAAAACTTTCAGTTATTTCAGTTTTAAGTCCACGGTCTACTGCAAGTTCGTTTTCAGAAACCCATTCCGATACAACATAGTTGAGGTAGTCATCAAGAGATTCACTGAGTTCTGCTTTGTGTGCTTCAGTAATTTCAGAAACTTGTTCGTTTGCACTTGTTTCAAGTTCAGAAGCAATATCTTTGACTCGTGCTGAAACAGCCGCTTCAAAGATAGTAGTTGCTTTAGTTTTGAATTCTTCTGATAGGTCTTCACCAGAGAAAAGAGCAGACATATCTGAGTCATCGCTTGAATCTTCAGCAACGATTTCGATATCGTCTACATCAAGTTTAACCGATTCTTCTTTTGCAGATGCACTAGATGCTTCTGGTTTTGGGTCTTTTGCTTTCTTTGGTTTCTTTTTCTCTTTTGCATCTGCGGCGGGAACATCGTCACCACCTGTTGCAAGTTTTAATTCTTCTTCGTTGAATTCTGATACTTTGTAGGTTTTACCTTCAAATTCAAATTCATCAAGACCCTCTTTAACTGCACCCTTTAGTGCTTTACGAAGGTCTTCTGAAACTTCTTGTTCTGTGTCGTTCACTTTGCCTTCAAAAATTGCTTGGGCAGTTTGAACTGGGTCTAGTTTTTCGGACATTTTTAATACTCCTGTGTATTCTTATTTCTGATGCCTAAATGAAATTGGCACAACTTGTATTTCTATTATATATAATATCTATAATTTTGACAAAAAATCAACGAATGCAAAGAGGGTCTTTTCCTCTAGGTCTGCTTTTGACGAAGCAGAGTTGATTAGGGTTTCATAACTCTCTACATCTTGGGCTTTGATAATACCATTATCCCAAACCCACTCTTTACCTTCCATAATACCATTTACAAATGCACTGGGTGCAGAAGGGTCTGCAACAATATCAACGGCTGAAAGCATAAAATCGTTCTGTACTTCATTTATACCTTGTTTATTTTTTTTAAGTGAACCCATACCACGAGATGAAACACCGATTTTAGCACCTTCATCGATTAGATTTTTTACAATCTTGCCGTATGGGGTGTCCATAATTTTTGCTTTACCTAGAATATTGTTTTCTTCTTGACGAAGTTCTGTAATAATATGGGATACTCGTTCTAAATTTACTGTTGGTCCTTCTGGATGTCCAAGTTCACCCAATGCTCGTTTGTTACCAACATACTCTTTTGCATATCGTGTAACTTCATTCATCAGGATATCTTTAGGATATACTCGACCATTCTTATTTTTGGTGTCTGATTGCATAAAAACACCTTCGATGTAGTAATTCTTACCACCATCTTCTTTGGCTTCTGTAATCATATCGATACCATCAAGATTTGTTTCTGTGATTAGTTTCATTATTCTCCCTCTCCCCCAGAATCGTTATCTTTATCTTTCTTCCATCCTTTTTTAACTTCATTAAAGAATTCATCTTTCTTATCGTCTGGGATATCGGCTGGCGATTCTACATCCCACTTCTTTAGCATACCAGTAAAGAAAGATTTATATGCTTTCTGTTCTTTGCTCAATTCCTCTGCAATATCAGATACATTCTGAATAATATCTGCACTATTATCTTCTCGGTATGTTTCAAGTTGTTCACTTGTTTTAGCATATAATGAAGATACAAGTTTATCTTTTGCATCATATAAATTTGTATCGAGGATGTCGTTAATAATTTCTCTAGCGTTATCGTGATTCATCTTGGGAATCTCCTGTTATTGAAAGTTGTTCAAAAGAAAAGTTTAGAACCTTAATAAAACTGCTTCTGCTCTCTTTGAGCATTTCTCTAAAACTATCCTTATTATTCTTATTTAGTGTTTCGTATACCGCCACTATGGTATTTGCTTGCTTTGAGTCAATAATAATTGAAACAATGTCGTTATTGAATGTAAATTCTTTAGATTCTTTGATATTACGAAGGGTATTGATAATATTTTCATCAACCTTTTCTTCTTCTGGTGGCGGTGGTTCTTTTTCTTCAGTAGATGTATCAGCACCCATCGATTTTAGCCACGTATCATAATGTTCTGACTCAATAAACTTCTTTACTTCTTTTTCTGCAATAACAGGACCAGCAAAGAATTCCCAACGAACATTATCAATATAAACAGAAACTGGTTTATTTTTACCTACACCAATTGTTTTAATTGTAATAAGCACATCACCAATCTCGACAGATTTTAAAAAGTATTCCCTATCCATAACAGGGTCAAGACCAATATCATCTATTGTTCCTTGTAAATCGGCTTTATCTGCATCTTCTTCCTCTGCTTCAGAAACAACCATAACATCTCGTGCAACATTTACACCTTCTTGTGCAATGCGAACACCAACCTTATCATTAAGAACAGTTTCAATTTTGCTCTTAATACTTTCGGTTTCTTCCTTACCAAAAATGCTTTCTATAATGTCTTTTGAATAGTTATTCATTTTTAATAGTTTCCGTTATCGGTAATAATACCGGCTTCTCGTTCCTGTGATACCTGTTTATCTATCTCTTTTATGTCTTCATCATCCTGTCGTAAGATATTTTTCCTTACCCATTCGGTTGAGAAATATTTACCAATATATTCGTCTACATCCCTAAGAATTGTCATTCTCTCACCAATGATTTCATAATCTTTCAATTCTGTAAAGTGATTGTCTTTTGCATAATCAAATTTGATGTGTTGTTCAATTTGATTCCATTCGTCCTCGGTCATAATACCTTTAAGTATACATTGTGTTCGTAAAACTATTCGGAATAACTCGTTGAACTTATTTCGCAATCTACTAATGAATTTCATAAATTTAACTTCATCACGATTGATTTCTGATGAACGACCAACAGAAAATCCACTATCCATTTCAAATCGAGTTCGGGGAATACTTAGTGATTGAAATAATCGTTTTTGGAAATATTCCACATCTTCCATTTCTCCTAAGTTTTGTCCACCATCGAGTGTAGAGATTTCTGTACCCTTACCACCTTCACGGCGAGGCAACCAATAATCTTCAAGCATTGACATATGTTTCTTGTCATCACGAATCGAACCATCATCAGCATTATATACCAATTTGTTTCGATATTTATTCATAATAGTATTCACATACTGTTCTGCTTTTGTCTTTGGAAGCGAACCAACATCAATATAAAAGATTCGTCTTTCGGGCGCCCGTGATATACGGTAAATAACAACTGCATCTTCAATCATACGCAACTGATTAAGTGGTTTGATTGCTTTGTGAAGATAACTAATAATCTTCTTACTTGATGCATCATATAGTCCTGATGTTACATAACATACGGCTTCATTTGCAATTCTAATACCAGTATTTGATTCTGGTTTTTCACGATAAATGTAGTATTCTTCTGTGCTTTCTACGACATCAACACCTTCTTTGGCTTTCTTATTGACCTCGACAATTTTCTTGATTTGTGTTGGGTCAATATATGCAAGTTCCTGCACACCTTTCTTTGGTGATTTAGAATCCACTACCATATGATAATAAATCTTTCCATCAATATACCACCGTCTAAAGATTTCATAACCTTTGTTTTCAAAATTAAAGAGTCCATAAACATCATCGAACTCATCCTGCACCTTGCTTTTGATATTATCTGATAAAGAATCAACTCTGTCGAGGTTTAATTCAACAGAGTTTTTAATGTCATCATATACAATTGCTTCGTTACAAACATCTTCGATGGCACCTTCTACTTCTGGGTGTAGTGCCATTTCTCGATATCTATTGATGAACTCAATTTCAGATTTTACTTCACGGTCAAAATCAACATATGAACCAAAGAAACCACCTGCACCGGCCGTGTTATCAACAATTGCTGAACCATCTTCGATGGTTGGCTGTACAAATGTTTCGGGAGTTTTCTTTTTATTCCCTGTGATATTCGACTTTGCAGACTTCTTCTTTCCTATACTAAATCCGAAAAATTCTATTGGCATACGATAAGTCCTTTACATAATAAAAAGTAGTTCACAATATAATATATTAATTACCTGGCGCTGAAGCGATACCAATACCTGATTTTTCATCAGTGTCTTGGGTGGTAAAATAAGTATATTGTAGTGTCACGGTAAATTCCATTAGGTCAGATGCATCTGTTGATACATCTACAGCACTAACTTCTGATGGCCAGCAATGGAAGAATTTATACGACTTAATTGCCGCACCCTTACGGTCAAGATGGTCAATTCTCCAATCTGGAAAAAGTGGACCACTTAAATCGTGTTCACTTGATGCAGTGTTTGCAA